GTGTGACTCTTTCCTGATGAAGCACTTCCCCCGACTGCTAAGTATTTGTTTTCTAGAGCAGCGCGGATCATCAACTCAGCCCAAGGATGCTTGACCATTAATTTTTCGGGGAGATCATCCCTGTTCCACAGCTCGTCGCACAGTCTCCAGAAATAATATTCCCTAATGACAGCTTCTTCATGGTTTGCAAACCCATATAAAAGCGCAGTCAATAAACTAGTAGGAGGTATTTGAAACCCCCCAACATCCATCCGTTTTGTTTTCGGATCGATCCTTGGTTCTAGTAACTGCTTGCTCCGCTCAACCTTTAAAGCCATATTTTAATAACAATAAAGCTTTTAACATGGGTATCAATTCCAAAGACGAGATTCAAGAACGTGCGGTCGCGTTATATTACGCAGACTGGAAGACTTCAGCGATAGCTAAAGAACTGGGGGTTCATGCAGGAACAGTTCGCAGGTGGTTCAAAAAGAGGGGGATACCAGCGAGGAAGAACGGACTCGTCATGTCGGAAAAACCACAAGAAATCGACACATCAACGGAACCTGTCGAAGAGAACCTAGATAACATGACAGATGAAGCAGTGATGCGAGCGAAGCATGACGCAAGGATTGAGGAAGACAAAGCCATGATGGAAATCGCGGAATACCAAAACTCCCCTGCGGAAAAATACCAGCACTACGCTGCGGCTGCGGGGATACGGTTGCTAAGAGATAGTATGAATAACCTACGCGGCCCCAAAACAGTCCGTGAGTTTTCTGAATTAGACCAGCTAATCAGAAGGAACCTTGGTCTCAATTCCAAGACAGGTGGGGGTGGTTCTAGTAAAATGCAGATAGACATCTCTATCTTGAATAACAAGAAAGCAGATAGGGGAGGCGGTGCTATCATCGATATTGAATCAAATGATAAGTAACTTCGAAGATTTCTCTTGGGACTATAATCCCCAAAAAGATCCTTACGTCAAAAGGTCTATAGACCCATACTTGACTAGAGGTGACCCAAGGGAACCTAGCTATGCAGAAGTAATTTTCTTCAACCAATTGGAAGACGCTCTGGTGGGGGTAGTTGAACATTGCGACAACCCACCCACAGCTTGTTACAGTAGTTCCAAGTCATTGGCCATCCTCCAAGACATTCACGGACTAAGTCCCAATGCCGCCCGCTTGGCACTGAGCCAATTGATAGACGCGGACTTGGGGCCAGCGTCCCCTTGTTTTTTGGACACCAGTATAGTTGAAGACGAATGACCTTGTTTCGGGACAAAGAATTAATCCATGACCCTAAAGTTTTGATACGTATTCAAGACAAAGGGAAAAATGATTTTTCGTTTAGCGTCAAACAACTTGAAGGTGCTTTCTACAGAGTTATCCCAAGCAATGTAAAAGAGATTGCGTTCATACAGGGCTTGAAGAAAAATGTGTTTGTGTATGTCCCAGTGGAGGGAGATGGACTTATTATCACACTTAATTTATTTTGATTGTAGGTATTGATAACGGCCTCGACGGAGGCTTGTGCGCTATAGCCAAGTTCGACGGTAGTGTTATAGACAAGATTGCAATGCCCACTAAGTGGGTGTGCAAGAAAAGAGAAGTAGACACAGTCGCAATCAAGCAATGGCTGTTACAGCTCAACACCCCATTTGTCCTCGCTGTCGAAGAACCATTGGCCCATGCCAAAAGCTCTCAGGCTGTTCGATCAATGGCCCTGAGTTTCGGAAAAATTATCGGGATGGCCGAAACCAACGACTACGAAACCTTTAGAGTCTCTGTCCACAAATGGCAGAAAATAATGCTGGGGTTCAGAGCGAAGGGGACAACCAAGCAAACCGCCCTAATCAGGGCAGAGGATATCGCGCCCCAAGAGAGCTGGCTCAAAAACAAAAGGTGCCGCAAACCACACGATGGCATGGTGGACGCCTTCCTAATCGCCCGCTATTTGTGGGGATTGGAAAAACTTGAACAAAAGCTTTGACCCCAAGATGGGTGTGTGGCATGGTTCTCGCATGTTACCCCCCTCCCACTCAGACAGAGGACACGCAGAATTTTCCCCCAGTAGCTTAAAATACTGCGCCGGATGTTCGGGATATAAGGGGAGAGAGGGTTCCAATGCTGCTGCGGAAATGGGCACTCGTATTCACGAGGCCATCGAAATTTCCGACCCATCCAGTTTGCAGAGTGAGGAAGAGGTTTCGATCTACCAAGAAATCATCGCGGATCAGGCAGAGTATCTGATGAACTACGATGGTAAGAAGCTCACGGAGAGCCATGCAGAAATCATACTGGACGTAGAATTGAGGGGGACATCAACATACGGAACATGTGATTTTTTAAATGTGTATGGGGATACCGAGGGGGTGTTGATTGACTACAAGACGGGAATCTCAGTCATCGACACCCCCGATAATAATTGGCAAGCCAAAGCATACACAGTCGGATGCTTCCAAAAGTTTCCTAAACTGGAGACTATTGATTTTGTTTTCTTTATCCCGCAAAGGAATGAGATCCTGTCCCATGTTTTTCACAGGAGTGACCTAGAAGATCTCGTTGATGATTTGTCTACGGTAATCTTAGCTGCGGAGAAGGTGAGACCTAAGTGGGATGGGGGAACCCCCGATCTTTCAGAGCTTACCCCCACTGTAAATTGCAGGTTCTGTAAATTCGAAGGTGTGTGCCCAGCATTAGGTGGTCTTGTTGTCGAGGTTGCCAAGAAGATAAACCCACAGTTGCCTGATGTTGATATTGATTCTGTGGAAGACCCAGATGTGGTCGAACAACTTTGGGCCATCGCGAAAATAGTTTCTAACTGGGCAGATGGTTTCAAGAAACACGCCGTCGCCTTAGCCGAAGATGGCGTTGAATTCCCCAACCTGCGTCTCAAGAAGACGGCGGGTAGGAGGACGGTGACAGATCACCAAACATTTATGAAGATAGCGGAAGAGTATGGCGTTGATGCACATACTGTTCTAAAGCATGTGAGTTTACCTCTCGCTAAGATCGCAAAAGCTGTAGGTGATACAGTAGAAACGGGCAGTAAGAGGAAACACGCTGATCAATTTATCGAGTCCTGTGAGGCATCAGGAATCTTAGAACACTCTCCCCAACGGCGCACGTTGTCGTAGGGAAAACTAGAAACAAGAAACAAGAAACTGAAATGAGTAATAAAACTGAGCTTACCAAAGCTCCAACCAGCAGCCTGACTACATCCGCGATTTCGGATACGTTAGATCAATCCGACATCGACATTCCAAGAGTGAATGTAGTTCAAAAAACCAGTGACATCACTGGGCCTGACGGCAAGCCCGCACCATACGGGTCACTTGTCCTCGACAAGAGACACATCTTGTCTGAGCCAGAAGTGGCCATCCAAGTGGTTCCACTCAGTGCCCAAAAAGCATGGAGGGAAGATGTTCCTTTCGATGCGGATGATATTCCGCGCATTGCGAACACATCAGAAGAGAAGCACCAACTGGGGCTGGACTCTGACTACCCGATCCTTGAGTTCGCAGAAATTACTCTGCTGTTCAAAGGGGACGATGACGTAGAAACTTTCCCCTTTCCATTGGGTAAAGCTAACTACGCGCTTGGCCGTATCAATGTAGCTAAAGACGCCTACAGGCAGACCTTCAAAAGGTTGGCTACTTTCGCAGTGTTCAACAAGACCACCCCGATCCACCAAAGACTATGGAACTTCCAGTCTACTGCGATTACTCGTGGTAAATATAGCTGGTTCGCTCCGTCTCTTACCATTACTAACGAAGAGCCTAGCAAGGCTGTTCAGGAATTTATTGGGGGGTATCTTGCTTAATGGGTGCCGTAAAATTAGATAGGAAGACAGTCCTTACAAAGGAGATTGCGAACCTTGATGACGCCATCGAGAAGATGGGTGTAGCCATTGAAAACTCAAAGCTTGATTTGGAAGCTACTAAGCTGATTAAAGATAGCCTTGAGGATTCAGTTAAGGCACTCCCTGATCAAATCACTTTGATCACCAAGGAGTAGATAATCTGGTAATGCGGCGGCCTCGTGGAGGGGCTGGTTATAAATTCGCCACTAGGGGTAACCGCATAAAAGCCCCAAAGTGCCCCGTCCACATGGGTTCTCATTGACCTTGGGGTGGGCGGGGCATTTCCTTATAAAATCATGGGCATGAATATTTTTGCAGTAGACTTCGAAACGTATTACGACAAAGAATGTAGCATCAAAATACTGGGGACACTGGGTTATTTCAGCCACCCAAAATTTGATGCCTACCTCGTGTCCGTTGTCGGCACAGAAGGAACAAGCTATGTCGGCCACCCCAAAGATTTTGATTGGGAAACATTAAATGGGCAGATCGTCCTCTCCCACAACGCGAGTTTTGACGAGACCCTTTTCTTCTACGGAGTAGAACAGGGATGGTGGGGTAACTGTTCCCCACAAGAATGGCATTGCACCGCTGACATGGCGGCATACTGCAAGCTACCCAGATCATTGAAGGGATCTACATCGCAGTTGCTGGGACTCACCGTAGATAAATCAACTCGCGACAATATGTCAGGGAAGAAGTGGGAGGAGATGTCCAAAGAGTTTGCGGCAGAAGTAACCGAGTATGCACTCAAAGATAGTGAGCTTTGCTTGGAGCTGTGGGATAAGCTCCATAGCCAATGGCCAGAAGTTGAGCGGGACATAAGCCGACTGAACAGAAGAATAGTCCAGCGTGGTATCCCGATTGATGGAGATTTACTTAAGGAGCAACTTGAAACAATAAAGACTAGGCTGTTTGAAGCAGAAGAAAATATCCCTTGGCTTGGGGAAAAGCCTCTCCTGAGTCGGGTAGCCTTCAACGAGCAATGTCTTTTAGTGGGCATAGAACCCCCCGCCAGTTTAGCAGAAGCTGATGCTGAGGCCCAAGAATGGGTTGAGTTCCACAGCAAGGAACATGAGTGGATAACCGCCGTAAAAAACTGGCGAAGAATAAATTCACTCAAGAAGAAACTGGAAAGCTTTGACTACGCGACTATGCCAGATGGTCGGTATTATGGCGGGTGCATGTATTTTGGTGCACATACAGGAAGGTTCAGTGGCTCTGGGGGAAACCTGAACCTGCAAAACCTTCCGAGGGAGGAGATGTTCGGGGTCAATCTCCGACACTTGATATCCCCCAAGTCTGACAAAAGATTAATCGCAGTAGACCTTTCTCAGATTGAAGTTAGGACATTATGCTGGTTAGCTAACGACCGCCAGATGCTCGATGAAATTGAAGAAACTGAAGATATTTATGAGGCTTTCGCCATCCGGTTTGGGATGTGGGACGAAGAGAAGGGGTCAATCAAACAAGACCCCAAGCTGAGACACGCAGTAAAAGGAATGGTATTGGGGTGTGGGTATGGAGCTGGTGCGGCGAGGTTTGCCAGCATGTCTGGAATCTCCGAGAAGCTGGCGCAGGAAAGGGTGAATCTATACAGGAATAAGATGCGCAAGATAAAGTCTCTCTGGTATAGTTACACAAGTGATATTGAGAACTCATATGAAGCTAGTTCTCAACTACCCACCCCCTTCACCGTTGACCTCCCCAGTGGTAGAACTATTAACTATGGAGTGCTGCGCAGGTGGTGTGAAGACGGGAGGAACCACTACACCACTGAGGTTCCAAGACACGGGAAAAATGTAACAGTCCGTTTATGGGGCGGGCTGGTTGCGGAGAATGCAAGCCAAGCCTTAGCAAGGGATATATTCGCGGACATGCTCCTGCGTGTCGAAAAGGAGGGGCACAAAATTATAATGCATGTCCATGACGAAATGGTTGTCGAAGCAACTGAAGGTAAAGCGGAGGAAACTCTCCAGAACATTATTGATGTAATGTCTAAACCCCCTTCGTGGATACCTGATATCCCAATCGCGGCGGAAGGATCAATACTAACAAGATATGAAAAATGAAATATAGATACATTAAAAATCTCAGAGCCAAGAAGTGTAAAGCATGTGATGACATGTCTAAGGTCAAGGTGTCCCCCAAGCCTTCCTTTAAATCGAAAGCTGAATACAGGGAATGGTGTGGTAAGAAAACAACTGATCATTGCTTTTACAGTTTATCGGAAGGACTCATCGCGGGGTCGAGGATCGAGGGTGAAAACAAAGTATCTAAAATATATGGGGTTGCTGCCGACTACGACGCCCCAGTTGATTGGGTAAATGTGGATAACATCATCGCGGCTAAGTGCGTCAAGTGCATGCCCACATGGAGATCAAAAACAAATAGCGGGTATATCCGAGTCGTGTTCGAATTCGCAGAGCCTATGTCGATAGCTGCTTTCTTGTATAAGCCTTTCTTATCTGAACTAAAGAAGGCCATTAACTTCCACAAAATCTTCGCGGGGTATGACAGTAAATCAGAAACCGCATCTCAGTATTTCGAGTTGGGGGAAGACTGGGTAAACTTGGGAGGGAAGGTTCCCCCCGCTATTGTTCAAACGGCCCTGTTTAAGGCAGCTCATAACAACCCCCCGCAATCCAATGACACTTCCATACCCATAGAAACTATAGCGGCTGAGGTGGAGAAGAGATTCCCCAACAGGTGGGTCGGGGACTTTGAGGTGGGGGCTAGGGGGCCGCTGTTCTGGGTAGCTGATGGAATTGATCGGGAAGGTTGTAAGGTCTATGAAGATGGCATGGTCGTCTACTCAGACAGGGACGTAGGGTGGAAAAGTTGGAGAGATATTTTTGGCCCAGCTTTCGTCAAATCCTATGAGCAACAGAAGATGGGAAGTTTGTTGGATGAGTATTGGTTCAATGGACGCCAGTTCTTCAAACTCCTCCACGAAGCGGCACAGCCAATCCCCAGAGATCAGCTTATCCTTGAGTTGCGCCAAAGAGGGTTCCGAGATGGGAGACCAAGGAAGGGAGAAAACATTTCAGAAGTGGAGAACGCTATACTGGTTATCAGTAACCAGAATAGGATTAACGAGATAGCTCCCGTGGTGTTCCGAAGAGACCAAAGAGTAGTTAATTTCAACGGGCTTCGGATCTTAAATAGCTCCACCATAAAACCCATAGAGCCAGCGGAAGACGGGGACTTTGATAAATGGCCTTTCCTCAATAAATTCTTCGACCAGTTCTTTGTGGACTCTACAAAAGTAAGGACGAAATATTATTTCTTCGCTTGGTTCCAGAGATTCTATTTGGGTGTGTTGAATAATAGAGAAGACCAAGGGCAAGCTTGCATCTTAGTGGGGCCAGCAAAAAGAGGTAAGACTCTTTTATCAAACAAAATAATCTCTGCCGCAGTGGGCGGTTACGCAGACGCTAGTGACTACCTAGCTGGAGGAACTAAATTTAACAAGGATCTGGGTAGGGCCGCATCATGGGTTATTGATGACACAGTTAGTGCTGCCTCATTCCAAGACCAGAGGAAAGCTACTGAGCTTATTAAAAGAGGAGTAGCCAACCCAAAGATTCAATTCATGGCTAAATACGCAGACGCCGTTACTTTGCCGTGGGCGGGGAGGATAACCGTCAGCCTTAATGATGACGCCAATAGCATGAGCGTAATACCTACCTTAGATTCCAGTAATCGAGATAAGATCATGGCGTTTAAAGTTTCACCGGAGGGATTCAAATTCCCTAAAAAGCAGGTTCTGGAAAAACTTATCGCGGAAGAGATGCCACATTTCTTAAAGTGGTTGTCAGACTGGAAGCCACCAGAGGAAGTCCTCGATGATGATAGGTTTGGCGTAGTGAGTTTTATCGATAAAACCATAGCCTACGCCGCTTACGATAACTCCAGTAGATCTCAGGTGGCTGAACTTGTAGACTTCTTTGCCAAAGCTTGCCGTGGGCAGAACGATAAAATGACTGAGTGGCGGGGGACTATAACAGAATTTCAAGTGGCCATACACACATACAACAATGGTAGGGCTTTAGGAGCATCAAACAAACTAGAGTTTGTCAGGAATGGATTAGCCCATCTAGAAGATGCAGGGAGGGCCAATAGTGGGATGCGCCCAATAAAATCTGTCGGCAAGGGTAGCGGCAAGGTGTGGATAATAAATGTCACCGCCCCCTACGACATCGACCACGAAGATATCATAGAGAGTTTGCAGGGCGTAATTCTGAAATAGGGATGTGATACCCATCTACTTTATAAGTGAACCCATATTCATCGGGTTCCCCACGCTTCTTATACGCCCCGTCCTTTTGTATTTTGTGGGCGGTTGCCCAGCCCAGCATCCAAGCCCTTGTGAAATCTTTTCTAACGCGGACGAAGAAGTAAGCCTTAGCGAGTAGCTTTTTACCTTTTGCACAATTAACCGAGGCCGTGTAATGGGGCTGCGGTTTACTTGAACAACTCTTAGACTTAATGTCTATCGTGCGATTCCCGATAACATAATCGTGAGAATATATTTCTCCCCCGACATAAGTAGCTTTTGGGTATAGTGCTTCGAAGGCTACCTCTCCCAAGAACCCCGTCATACGGCCCGTTCCACGGGTGAATGAATTTGGAAGCACACCCAATTTTTCGCTTCGTTCGAACGCTTCTTTGATATTGTCGCTGTTAGGCGTGAATAAGAGCATCCCCTTAGTTCGGGTGAACTGAGGAGGGAGCTTTTTCCGTTTCATCCCACCCCTAATCGTTTTCGCAACCGCTCATAAGCAGGGAAGAAAACTTCATCCATGCAACGAACCACCGCTTCTTGTTCAAATGTCTCGCAGAACCCAACCCCCGATATGCACAAGGATGCCTCCATCAACTCATGCCTCAATATAGTGTGGATCTTATCTTCCTTCAGATCTTTAGATAATATAATTACTTTCCGGTCGTGGCTGTAGTAACCGAAAAGGTCATCATCACTTAGGTCTTCCCTCCTTATATGGACGGTCTGCCCAGCGATGCGAATGGTCTTAGGAATACTCATTAACCATAGAAGTTGTTAATGCCATTAGCGTAAACTTTTGCCAATCTGCCGATGTCTGATCTTATCAGACTCACATCCCCTGCATTCGATCCAAAGAAGGGTTCAGCGATACAGGCATAACAAGGTGTCGTTCTTAAGAATAAAGCCCCACGGTGACCTTTAGATCTAGGCTTGACCCCGCGAGATCGGAGATCTGGGTATTCTTCCTCCATAGCTTCTTTGAGGTTTGTGGCTAAACGCTTGCCCCCACTGCTAGTTTCCCAGTGCAACCACTCATGCCCAGTGGCGGTAGGGCCAGCAGAATTGAAATGAAATTCAATACAGGCGTCGATATTGTCCTCCCTCATTTCCCTCGACACATAATTCATGGCTCCCACATAACTGATCGCGTTGTAGTCGTCGTATATCTTATATGGAACTTCAAGATGTGGAGTAACGAGGGGGATAAGTTTAGAATTGAAACTGTGTTCACTAATACTGTCCGCACCTACAGTAAACGCCCCACTATCACCATGCCTAGAATGTCCAATTGCGAGGCCGATCATTTCTTCTTCTTCTTATGCGTAAAAAGTAAACGGTAAAGAGACACGACGGCCACCGCGATACCAAGGACGAGAGATAATATGCGGAGCCAATACTCCATCTGCTCTTGCAGAGACGCTGCCACAGCGATTGTCGGGGCCAGTGTCCCTACAAGGGTGTCTATTAATTTAGAATGATACATCACTTATCCCCCACAATGATTGCGCGACGATATGAATAATCGCTGTGAAATTTGTGATCCTTCCGACCAACCAGTCTCCCCTCCTTAAACCAATATTCCGTCCCCTTAACTAACGTAATAGTCGGGGGGTCATAGAGTGCGCTGTCGTTCGCGGTCGAGTCGTTTACCCAATCGGTCGATGCGCAGCTTTGCAGAAGGAGTGCCAGCACGGGCAAGCTCATCAATCTCATCTTCAATTTCATCCACATATCTAGCCTTCTTTAGGTTCATATACGCTACGAAAGCTTCTAACGCAGCGGTGATTAAACGCAGAATGCGCACAGCTATTAGTCTTTAGCTTTCCCAACATTTAAAGCAAGCCACTCGACAAGGACATACACCTTCCTTACGAAGGTATCATCCTTGGGCGTTGGGGTTAATGCACAAATGGCAGAAGCCGCTGCTACAACAGCAGTGAGGATTCCAATGAATCCTTCTTTGTTATCGTTAAAGTAAGTAAGTATTTCAGTCATAATTATTTAAGGGTTATAAAATATTTGGGACGCGGGAGCCAGACCCTGAAGGGTCAAACCGTAGGGTGGGCTTTGCGCCTCCCCTATATGCGTCTAGTTCTTCTTCTAAAAGTTGTTTGCAGATTGCCCAATGATAGGCGGCCCGCTCTATATCTGCGTTGTCTTCCGCCACGCAGCCAAGGAAGGCGTGTTTGATGGCGTTTAAATTGCTGGGGTATACGGGGTCGTATGTGTTAATTAAAGTTTTGAACTTCCGCTTAACGAGAAGTCTTAAGGTCTTAGTGGTAGTGCCCGTGGTAGCATCGTTTCCGATCCTATATCTACGGTAACGGTTAACTTTATTTGCTTCTTGGATTCTACCCAAGATAAGCGTATCTGAAGCATCCGCTATATTCGCAGCGGAAACTTCGACAGGGGCGGACAAAGACGTATCCCCATGCCTTATTTCTGTTATCGTAGTGAAGTTAACAGCAGAGGATATAGCCGCACCCGCTGTAGTAATAGTCGGAGTCCACGTTATAGTGGCTGGGGTAGAGCTGTTATCTAGCCCCGTAATACTAATGAAATTAGTTTCTGTTCTGGGGAGTTGAGTTGCGGGGGCTATAGGTTTTATCCATATGAGATACGCCTTATCAGCCTCCAACTCGTTTATTGTGGGGACAAACCCATCATCAACCAACCCATAAGTAGATATCGTAGTCCCATCTTTGTTCCTTCCAGTCAGCCTGTAGTCGTGGAACTGCGCCTTTGCCCTTGCTGGATCGTTCTCAATAAGGGCGGAAACAACTGACTCAGCATCAGGGAGAGTAAAGTTCCCGTCTGTTGTGCTGATAACAGTCTCATATAGTAAGTCCCGCCACATGCCCATCGCATAGAGTCGGGGTAAAACTAAGTTAAGTTCCTGTAAGAAATTACTTCCTACAGTTTTATATTTCGAGAGTGCTTCTTCAACCCCCGCTACGGTAAGAGTAGCCATAGCTAATGTTAATAGCTAAAAAGCCGCAGGTCAAGATATCAACTATATCAACTATTTGGTTAAGGCGGGGGGCAAATATTGGCTGTGGGGCATGCAACTACAGATAAACTACTGTCACCCATTTGTTCAGCAGGGGCAGTCAAGAATTTGTGATCGCTCCCAGAAGCTTGGTAAACTGAGACAGTCCCACCTGAACTTGACAAAACTGTATAAGTTGTGGAAGCGACACTCGTAACGCAAGAGAGTGGCGTTAGCCCAGTAACAGCACTTGCTGTTCCTGTCGAAGTAACAACATCGTCAACCTGAGAAGCTCCTGTAATACCTGTTTCATGCGTAGCGTCTCTGATTCCTGTAACCGCAGAGGCTCCTGAAATACATGTCGTAGTGGAGATGGCTTGGCGCAAAGTGGGGGCAGAAGGTGCGCCACTAGAGTAGTCGCCAGTAGCAGGAACTCCCATCACCCAGATGGCATCTGTTCCACCTGAACCCTGAGTAATCTTATGAATACCCCACGGTGATGCTGGGAAGGCAGTTCCCCCACGGAGAGATTCCGTATCTAGCGTTCCCCCATGCCACATGGTTGTATCAACAGCACCACCTTGCCACATGGTTGAGTTAGTTGTCCCCCCTCTCCACACATCATCAGTAGTCGATCCTGAAGTGAGCACAGTAGCCGTAGAAGCAGGGGTTGCCGCTGCCGCGTTGGAATTTGGCCCGACAGTAACTGTATTTACAACAGAAGTTGTCCCCGAAGAAGTGAGAACACTAGCAGTTGGAACTGTGCGGTTTACTAAGTTGTGACAACTTAAATCCCCTAGACAGGTAACTAAGCCATCTTCAACGATACCGACTCCATAAGTTCCGATCTTCCACCACTTGTTATACCTGTTACCATAAATCTCAATCTCGTCCCCATTGGTCTCTACTTGGACTTGGGCTTCACCAGAAAAGGGTGAGGATAATCCATCTTGCCCCTTCTCGATGAGAGTTCGTAGGTTCTTGAAGTCAGTCCCTATGGTGTAATCTTTGTATACCTTCTGCCCGTTACCCACATTGAAGAGAGCGTTATAACCTTTGATCCACCACATAGGCCCACGATGCCCCTCTAGTCCGCCCATCAACTTTGTTTGTCTATGGGGGTCTGCTGTGTCATCCCAAAAGTTGCGATATAGTTTACGGTTCTTAATCCAGAATAATGGGATGTTGTATGTTCCCCCTACGCCATTCCCACCGTTCTCATCAGGTAATACAAAATGGGTGGAGGCGGGAACTTCAGTCCCTTCTGCCATTAACAGGATATACTCTGAAATCACCTGACCGTGATCGTTGGTTCCAAATTGGGAATACACAACACAGTTGTCAGTGACTTGGATAGTCAGTGGGGAAAGCTCCCATATGTTTACCGATTGAGTTAGGGGGTGTATTTCATAAAGATTCGCCTTAGTTACACACACGGTCATGTCACTATCAGGCTCAAAGCGATAGGGTTCGTGCTCAAGGCGGTATTGAAACTCCTCATGGAGGACATCCTTAGTATCCCTTTCTCTATGGAAGAAAGGAATATCAGCCCCTTCAACAGCCGCATCAACGGAATAAACCTTAACTCCGTCCACATCAGTGGGGGTAAAGCTTACATCTGCTGGCTCTGCAAACTCATCGAGAGCTTCTTCTGCGCCTTCTTCCGCAGACCGAGAGAAATAATTACGGAAGCTTTTGAATAATCCACTCATTACCCCACATATGCAGGTTTATGAACTGTCCAAGTCGTCCTCACATACCCGCCACGAGCTGGTTCTTGTTTGTCTGTGACGACAATTGTCTCAGGCCACGTAGGTGGAGATGTGACAGGAATGTTTTTAATATACCCAGTGTATTTATACACGGGATCTACTGTCCCTGTAGTGCAGCGCATCTGCCCACCATTCATTAAGCATGCGGGGATCTGGATACGCACGTATGGTGTTCCAAAAGTAAATGATTGTGGCTGCATGGAGGAAGCTGTGGGGGCTGATCCGTTGCTGGCCGACCACTTATTAGCAGACCATTGAGTTTTTACGTCCACCTTGCACGGGCCACGATATCCCTCTGGGTTCATGTGATACTCAGGATAAGCCAACATCTGCCCGTCGTGCCGCTCCCAAGCGATAACATCGACGGACTCCAATACAGGAGGAAACGTGTGATCCATCGTAGTGGCATATTCATCCACTAAGATGTTGTCAGTCCCCTCCCCTGCTGTCCCAGCTATGACTTCCTTCTTGGTAACTTCAAACCAGTCTGTGGAAATTTGCCGCCCCTCTCTGTAAGAAGCCACGCGATTCGCACCATCTGCGACTACTTCGGTCTGCCAGTAATCGTTATCGGAGTCTACCACGAGGGCATCAATAGTCGTGGGAGTTTCCGCTGGGGCTTGCCCTGTGTATAAATAGCTGACAGTGCTCTTTAAATTCCTATGAGATAAATCATCCCAAGCTAAAGTCTCAATATCTTCAGGAACAAAATAGATCCTCTGCTCTACAACAAAGATACCATCTAATTCTTTGTCCCCAATTCTCTTCTGCTCACGCCCCATAAGCACATATCCTTTGCCAGAAAAATTAGCTGCGGATGGGGAAGTGGGCATCGCAGAACCTGCTACGTGAGAAGCGTCATCCTCAGTAAACGAGGAACGTAAATCCACATAAGTCCTGACAACCGTATTAAACTTGGTCTGACCTAAACTTGCTTGGGCATACTCAAAATTATAATCATCCTGAGATGATCTAGTATTGGCGTAGTAATAATAGTAAAGCTGACCATTGGGATCAGCTTGTTTCACATGGGCCAAAACATGGTCGGGAAAATTTACAGTATCGGGGTGCGCTGTCCCGTATGCTGCTGGAGTCTTGCCAACCCTCTGGGCATCCACAGTCTCATAGAACAATAAGTCCTGAACATTCGGTGATACGAATGATAGAACTGTCTGCCTCTGAGGACTGGGCTGATTCCGTTGGACAGGCATTACTCACTAGCCTCATCTGTTCCCTCATCAGAGGACTCCTCCTCTTCAGTGACGACGTAGAGTTCCATGAGTTTGCGTTTAAAATGCTCGACTACGCTTGAAATCTTCAAGCCTCCACTAATAGGATTTTTGACAGCGATGTCAACGAGCTGCAATAATGCGTTTCTTTCTCCAACACTTAGTTCCATTTCTTCATTCATAGTAATTGAAAGTAGGTTCAGACAGGGTTTTATTCAAGTTTTTAATTAGATTTCTTGCCGTGCTAATTCGGTCTCTTCTATCTCATTGTATAGCACGTAATTGGGATACGTATTATCCTCCCAATATTGTTTTGCGCTATCATAATCATCAAAATGTTCCTCCGTTACGTAGTGATCCGAGTCACGATTACCTTCGGTATCCATTGTATATTCAACCAAATCCACATAAAACCCCTCCATAGGGGATCTGCGTGGATCACAAACCTTTATTTCCCAAACGTATTCCTTAGTCATCAGTCTATAGATCGTAGTAGTCGTTTATGTTCTTTTCGATGAGTGTGCGTTTGGGGCTGCAATCCCCATCAAAAACCAACACTTCAGCAACCCTACCATCAAGTGCATACGCAGTGGTGCTATTACCACCCCCAATACCGTAAGTCCCAGCACTGCTTCTTACGTGTCGTGTATACGATCCTAGAGATGATCCATCAATGAAGGGCTGGTAGTTTCCTTGAGTGCTCCCTGAGATGACTGAAAAAAGATGTGGGTCAGTGTCCATTGGAGACTCCACATGTATGTTCCATGTGCTCGCGTAACCGAAGTAGAAATCACTATCATATCCCGTGTGAAACCAACGCGCACTAGCGTTAGTCCAACCCAGAGAGAGCATAATCTCCATGCCCCCTGTGATAACATTATCATATTCCCCCACACAAAATGAACTGCAATGCCCGATTCTTATATCTGGTAAGGCACTATTAAGGGGCAGGAAATCATTCGTCCCGTCGAAGTCCATCGCAGGGTAACCATTAACTGTCTGGAGCACCCCAGAGGAATTAACAATCTCTGGCATATTCCATCGCCCAGATTGAGTCGCGTGATTCCCATTACCACTTTGATCATATAAGGTCTTCACCCGCACCTTACCCCCACTAGCGAACGCTGCTAAAGTGCCATCAGCTATTTCAGTAGGAGTAAACCCTTGGGTTGTTCCATACCCATCCCGATACCCCAAGAAAACATCACCATTATATTCCCTATTCAGATACCGGAAAGCATACATCCCATAAGTATTAAAGTCATAGTCCCCGTCAGTCCCTAAATCCATTAGGAGGTCACGCCGTGAACTGGCGATTGCCCCAAACTTGTTACGCATTCCTTTCATATCTAAGAAGTTAGGTCTCCCGCGACCAGCCAAGTATCAGTGGATACCTTATAAAGAATAGCAGAGCTGTATTGGACACGAGTTTTTAATTCTGAATCCGCCGCATTAAGAGTGACCCCACCTGCCGCAGCAATAGTAACCTGCCCCGAACCAGCTTGGAATAAGCAGATCTCAGTTCCAGTAGGAAATGCGACAGAGCTATTTGCGGGGACTGTAAGAGTTATTGCACTTCCATTAGATAGGGATACATGATTCCCCTGATCCCCAAGAACGAGTGTATAAGCAGTGGAGGTGTCTGAGGTAAGCGGGGAGACCGTATCAAGCCCGTCTAGTTTGGTGTGGTCTGCATCAGTAAATACATTTGAGTCAGATGCAGAATCCGTGAGAGATCTAATCTCAGCGGCAGTTTGATCAGCAGTAGCACCAGCTTCTATGTAACTAAGTTTGCTACTATTCGCATCTAAAGCAGTATGATCCGCGTCAGTAAATACATTTGAGTCGGAGGCAGAATCTACAAGAGTTCGTATCTCAGCAGCCGTTTGATCAGCGGTAGCACCAGCTTCTATGTAACTGAGTTTGCTGACCGCTGCGTCAAGATTGGTGTGGTCAGAAGATGTGAAGTTCTCATCAGTCTGAGAAGCTACAACAAAATCAATAGTCCCATCCGCGTCTTGGTAAGTTACAGTAATACCAGTCTCGGTATTCCCTGTTAACATACCACCTACGATGTCTTCAATCTCTTCATCCGTCTGGTCAGCAGTAGCTGAAGCTTCGATACCATCCAGTTTAGAATGGTCGGCAGATGTAAAGTTCACATCTGTCTGAGATGCTACAGTAAAATCAATAGTCCCATCTCCGTCTTGGTAATCAACAGTAATACCACTCTCGGTATTCCCTGTTAACATCCCACCCACAATGTCTTGGACTTGCTCGGTCGAGAGCTGGGTATTCGTGTCAGTTCCGGTAATAGTTCCGTCACCCGCAATAGCAATATTAGAACCAGCGGTAAGTGCCGCTACAACATTTGTCGTATCGGTTACATCCGCTGAAGCTTCTATAGCATTGAGCTTAGAATGATCTGCATCTGTAAATACATTTGAGTCGGATGCGGATTCTACAAGGGCGCGAATCTCAGCGGCAGTTTGATCAGCAGTAGCTGAAGCTTCAATACCATCCAGTTTAGAATGGTCGGCAGATGTGAAGTTTACATCTGACTGAGTAGCAACTACAAAATCTAAAGTTCCATCTCCGTCCTCATAAGTAACAGTAATACCAGTCTCGGTATTACTAGCAACCATAGCACCTACGATGTCTTGAATCTCTTCTGCCGTTTGGTCGGCAGTAGCATTGGATTCAACACCATATAATTTAGATGCTTCTGAGTCTGTAAACACATTTGAATCAGTTGCATTCCCTACGAGTGTTCTAATCTCAGCGGCAGTTTGATCTGCTGTAGCAGAAGCTTCAATAGCGTTAAGCTTAGTATGATCTGCGTCCGTGAATACATTTGAGTCAGACGCGGATTCTACAAGAGCGCGAATCTCAGCAGCCGTTTGATCGGCAGTAGCAGAAGCTTCGATGCCGTCCAGTTTAGAATGGTCGGCAGATGTGAAGTTAACGTCTGTCTGAGAGGCTACAGTAAAATCAATAGTCCCATCTCCGTCTTCGTAAGCGACAGTAATACCACTCTCGGTATTCCCCGTTAACATCCCACCTACGATGTCTTGGACGTTCTCGGTTGAAAGCTGGGTGTTTGTTGCGGAAATAACACCTTCGCTGTCAATGCCTATATTTGACCCCGCAGATATCTCGTCAAGGGTAACGTCTGCACTCGCAGTAATAGCATTAAGCTTAGAATGATCTGCGTCTGTAAATACATTTGAGTCAGATGCGGCTTCTACTGCGGCTCTAATTTCTGCATTGGTTTGATCAGCAGTAGCAGAAGCTTCAATACCATCCAGTTTAGAATGGTCGGCAGATGTGAAGTTTACGTCTGACTGAGTAGCTACGGTAAAATCAATAGTTCCATCCCCGTCTACATAATCA